CAACAGGTGACGAACATTGTTTAGCATTAGCTATGGCAGCAAGTGATCATTGGGCAGATGCAAATTTTAGAATTTATGATGATGGCCATGCCTCTTTAGATTTTAAAAATATAACAATGGATTTTTCTAATAATTTTATTTTACCAGGAATAGAAGAAGAATTGAAAAATATAGGTATAGAAAATCCAAATGATTTGGAAAAGGAATTATATAGTAGAGATTTTACCATTAACACTTTACTTCAACCTATGAATTTACAAGAGCCTCCATTTGATGTTACTGGTAAAGCTATAAGTGATATTAAAAATAAGATTTTAAGAACTCCTGTTAATGCAGAATTGACAATAGGTCATGACGCTAAGAGGATTTTGAGGGCTATTAGATTAGCTATAAAATTTGATTTGAAAATAGAAGATGATATTAAGGAAGCTATTATAAAATATCGCGGTGGTATAAGTGAACTTTCTATTAATCATATAAAGAAACAGGTTAATCAAATGCTTAGAATGAATTCTGATAAGACAATTGAATTATTATCTGAGTTTAAGTTGTTACCAATTGTTCCTTTGAGTAAACTTATGATATTGGAAAGTACAAAAAAACATATGGTTCAGAATCTACTTGATTCTTGGGAGTTTTAAATGGGAAATTCTTTTGAGAGAATGTTGAGATTAGCTGAAATATATTATGACAATAATGATACAGAATCATTGAATAAACTTTGTGTTTATTTTGGGCCATTTATGAAAAAGTGCGCTCATTATGTTCCAGATGAAAACAGTAAAACTCCAGACTTTTTTAAGAAAAATTTAGATTACGCTCCATATGAAAATTCTCCATATTTTGGAAATGTAAAAGATTTTTTAAAGAAGTTTCCAGGTGGAATTAGTGATTGGTTAGAATGGAGAAAAAAGGATAAAGAAAAAACTTATCAAGAAAGCAATCAAAGGGAAAAGAAAGCACATTTTATACCTGAAAAGGGAGATGATGTAAATAAGTTTGAAAAAGAAAAGCCTTTATATTCAGATCATGGACTTGATAACTTTGATTCTGTTGAGAAATTTTTGGAAAATTATAGAAAAGATGGGCAAAGTGCTGATGATGCTGCTTTTAAGGCTGTAAATGATGTTGTTAATTATTGGAAACAAATGTTAAAGAAAAAAAATGTCAAAAAAGAAGCACAATACAAATGCCCAATTTGTGAAGGCAAAATTGTATCGGGTTGCCGATGCGCAAGACCACCAATTGTGCATACAGTAGAGGCATTGAGAAAGGGGCACGGACAGACATGTGAAAATGGACATCGTATTGGAGATGGCGTTGCTATTGACAAAAATGGTGTAGTTATCTTTTTAAAGGATTTCAAATGAAAAAAGAAGCATTTATTCGTTCAGATAAAAATGATGCAGCTCAAAGGTGTCCATTTGGATTGCCAATTCCAATGGCCTGTCATCATGTTGGTAGTTCTATTTCTAATATGTGTCCATTAGAAGTTGTGGAAGAAGGGGAAAGAAGAGATAGAGTTAAAAAAGCAAATAGTAGAGTTTATCTTTATTACAAAGATGATACTCGTTGTTTATATGCTGCAAATATTATAGATAAAAACGAATCTGTTAATTGTGATTTTGGGGATACTGCACAAGGAATGCACTCTCCTTCTTTTTCTGGTAGCCCAATATATCCACAGGCTTTCTCGGGAGTTAATGGTGGAGTATCAGCGTTTCCATTGGGATTTTATGCAGATAATAGTGAAAGCAGAAATTTATTTCAAGGTTTATTTTCTTTAGTTGGAGGTAGATCTTTTGATATTATAAAGAAAGCTATTTTGGAAAATGAAAGTATGGGGGATATTGTCGTTAAGTTAGAAAATGGGGACAGTTTGTCTGAAACAGATAAATTAAGAATAAGAAAATCATTAGGAGATTGATATGACAATAGATTCCGTATTGGTAGCTTTCGGTCTTGCATTTTTTTGGGCTATTTTCAAAATTATAGAATATCTTGTAAATAAGAAGAAAAATGCCAGATGGGGAAAAGAACAAGAAAGAAAGCTAGATGAAACCCATAATGCAACTTTATTATTAATTAAAGAGCATGAGGGGTTTATGAAAGACTTAGGAGTCTTTCTTGAGAATATTAATAAAAGAATCGAGCACCTTGATGATATGCATTGTGTTTACGACGAAAATCTTATTCCTAGATGGTATTTGCCGAGCGATATGATTAAAATGGTTCGCCAAATTCATGGAAATTTAGAAGCAACATGTAAGGAAATGGAAACTGGATTCAAAGAAGTAGAAGACAATCAGTCGGCGTTATCAGAAAGAGTTATTGATTTAATCACATCACAAAAGATAATGGTAGAAAGATTGGGAGATCTAATTAATAAACTCAATAGAATTTCTTCTAATTAGGAGGTTCAAACATGGACAGGTGCGCAGAAACAGAACGTAATATTAATGAGAAACCATTTTTTAATAAAGAGGCAATCAAGGAAGATATTAATATAAAAGTTAAAGAACTATTAAAGTTTCAACATAATATGATAGTAAAATTAGATGAAGTTATTAAAAAATTGGAAAATTTGAATTTATAAATATATAGCGGAGGCTGCCATGACTGATAAAGAGAAGGGAATTTTTATTGTTGCGGAAGATGAAATGTTAAATGAGGAAGTTGCTTTTTGTGTTGATGCCGATGAGCAGTTAGCATTTGACAAACCTGAGCTTGGTTTTCTTTTCAATACTGATATCCCAGAAGGTAAATCTGGGGATGAAAAGAAAGAAGAAATTGAAAAAGAAAACAAAGGTTGGCTAGATTCACATGATGTTGGCGATTTTCATGCTTTCTTAGAACAAGAAATGCAGAGAATTAAATCTCCAATGGCGGCTCGCACTAGTCTTAGCCAAATTGAAAGAGCATATGCTCAATGGAAAGAATTAGATAGCCATGTTTCTAGAGCGTTACGTTCTGATTATAAGGGAGAGCTTGATGTTGATGATATTGATAAGAAAAGAATTGTAATTCAAAACAACACAGATCAGCTTGAACAAATGATTAATGGCTATAAACAATTGCAAAAGACACGCAAACAATCCCCTCGTAGAGCAGAAGATGAGCAGGAAGGAATTGTAAAAGAAGCAACTACTGCCAAATATCTTGGTTTACAAACTAATATGACATTATTTGAGACTGCCATTGTGCGTTCTTTAATTAATGGCGTTGTGTCTGGTGGTAGAAACATGGAAGAGTTATACGATATTATTAAAGATAAGTATGACATTACAGATAGAGAAGAATTAGCTATTTTCCAAGCTCTAAGTGATATGGGATATCCAACATTTAAAGATAGGATGAAACTTGGCGATAAAGATCAAGATGTTTCTGATTCAAAGAATGTTGGCGAATGGCAGACACAGTATTACAGCTGAGAGGTGAATAGAAATGACTTATTATTATGATAGAGAATATCTTCAGGCACCTCCATTGTCAGATTGGTTACAATCATTTGCAGATCAGCAATTAAAAAATTCTGGCAAAGTGGATGATAAGAAAAATAATAACTTAGATTCTGTTGAAGCTATGGTTATAGAATTAAGAAAAAGAGTTGGGCTTGATCTTATTAATGATGAAAATGTTAAAACAGCAAGTCTTAACAAAAGTTCAGAAGAAAAGATAAAAGGTGGTCTTGGAGATGGTAAAAAAGATTCCGAGTTTGATGCTGAACAAATAGAAAAAGGGGTAGAAGTAGAAAAAGAACATTCCCCAAATATGCAAATCAGAAAAGAAATTTCAAAAGACCATTTAACTGAGAATGATCACTATTATGATTATTTAGAAAAAATGGAAGAGAAAATGGATAAAGAGTCTAAAGCTGCATTTGTTTCTCAATTGGTTAGTATTGCTGAAGCATGGGAAGAACTTGGAAATTATAAAATGGCACGTAAGGTTGATGTGTTAATTAATAAGATGGCCGAAGAGGCAAAGGAAGAGGAAGATATTTTTAATAAACATCCTAAAATGGGGAAATTTATTGAACAATTGTTAAAATCTCGCGGTGGATTTATTGATGATCATGCTGTGTTTGATAATGTTGTTAAAATTTTATCAGAAACTGTTCCAAATCTTAAACTGAAAGAAAAAGATATAAAAGCTATTATGGATTTTATAAGCAAGGCAAAGAAAGAAACAAATGCAAACGAGAAAAAAGAAGACGGTTTTGATGGTGTAGCAGTTGTTATGTCACTTCAAGACTCAAAAGACGACTATGATGTTTTCGGTGGCTCTAAGAGGTAATTATGTCGCAAAAAGTAGTAAGTGCAAACGAGCTATGGAGCTTAGAAAATAGTTTTGATCTTCTTCGTAAAGAAATTATGAAAGTTGATCCTGTAGCTTTTACCGAAGCTTTTTTAACCGTAGATGGAAAACCACTAAAACTTACTGGAAATGGCTGGAAATTTATTGCAGATATTTATCGGCATATTGTTATAGCTGCAATGGCAAATAATGGAAAGCCAATTGTTATTGTAAAAGGTCGTCAGGTTGGGGCTACAGTTATGGCTGCCGCCTTAGAGCTTTATATGGTTGCAAGCGGCGTTTATGGCAAAAGTGGTTTACCTCCGGTTAGAGTTATGCATGCATTCCCGCAATTAGAAATTATGCATTCTTTTTCAAAAGATAAATTGGAAAAAATGATAAATTCTTCTTCTCCTGTTGCTGATTTTGGAGACAAAAGAAATCCAGGTTCAGTTAAACCCTATATTCAATCTCAAGTTGATAGCCTAAGAGACTCTACTTATACTCTTATATATAAACAATTTAAAGACGGAAATACTCTTTGGTGTGACTCTTTAGGAACCGAAGGTTCAAGAGTATTAGGTAGAACATTTGATGTTTTATTTTGTGATGAAGTTCAAGACATGACTGAACTTTCTATATCTAAAGCAATCAAGTGCTTAACTCGTGCCCAATATGGACCGCAACCAGGTGGTGTCCAAGTTTATTTTGGAACCCCTCGGCAGAAAGGAACTTTTTTTCACAGAATGTGGGAACAATCAGATCAAAGAAGATATTATCTTCGTTGTGGGGATTGTGGAAAGTATTTTTTGCTTTATACTCCAGGATCTGATAAATGGGAGAAGGATATTTGGTTATATGAAAATATTATTAAATGCCCTTCTTGCGGTTGTGAACAAGAAAAAATAGATGCCGTAGAGAGAGGAAAGTGGGCAGTAACACCGGGAAGGGAAAATTCAAATTTTGTTGGTTTCCATTTTAATCAATTGTTTATTCCTGAATTTACAAAAGAAGTTATATTAAAAGAAAAACCTGAAACGAATCCTTTAAACTCTGATATTACCTATAATAATGAAGTTTTAGGAGAATTTCATTCTGGTGAAGGTATGCCTATTACCTTTGAGGAAATTTATACAGCATGCAGAGATGTTGATCGTGTTATGTCGCCTCAAATTGCCAAAGGTGAGAGAGTTACATATCTTGGGGTTGACTGGGGCGGTAAACCTGATATTGATGGGATCAAAAGAGGTCAATCTTTTTCTGTTGGAGTTGTATTGTCTGTTGAACATGATAAGAAATTCAACATTGAGTTTGCAACAAAACTAAAGAAGATTGGATTTCAAGATAAAAAAGATTTTATAGATAACATGTTTAAACTTTACAGTGTTCGTTCAACCATGGGAGATATTGGATTCGCAGAAGATATTTCTAATGAGTTAAAGAAAGAATATGGTGATAAATACAAAACAGTTAGAAACTCTAGTATGGTATCTGGCGGTGTGAAATATAATAGAGACGAATTAGAAATTGTTGTAGATAAAGATAAAATTATTGAAGAAGTTTTCGACTTGTTGCGCAAAGGCAATATTAGATTTCCTTGGGCCTCCTACGAAAGTATTGCTTGGTTAATTAAACATTGCTGTTCTATGGAAAGCAAAATAGTTATGAGACAAGGGCAACCACATCAAACATTTATTAAAGGTAAAATGCAAAATGACGGTTTAATGGCTCTTATATATGCTTATTTGGCATATAAGTTTGATAAAACTTGTGGCTTTAAAATGAATACAGATATTATGAAAGGATCTGGAATGCCAAAGCCAGTTTTAGCTTATGCTCCAAAAATGAGGTAAGATAATGGTAAAAACAAGAACACAAAGAGAAGCTCCTGTGCTGGCAGTATCTAAAAATGCTTTAGGCGTAAGCCAACAAAGAATAGGAGATTTAAATAATCAAATTGAAACTGGAAATTTAAATGTTGGTAATAGTTATATTTCTAGCAACTTAAGTAAACGATCCTTGAAAAATGATGAAGTTGTTGTTGGAGATTCTCCAGAAGCTAAGCGTGGACAATGGTTGCCTGTAGATGGTAGCTCAAATGTGAGAACCGGAATTAGTTCTTCTAGTGCAAATCAATCAAAATTGTCAATTGGCGCTGTTGCTCATAGTGGAATTGTAAAGAAAGCTACAATAGCATCTTCTGGTTCCGGAGGAACATCTGGCTCGAATGTTGAAAGACTTGCTCCAGAAGTGTATAGTCCATTATTTACTATGGCAAATCTTAATTTGCCAAGAGATAGAATTACTGTTAATAGCTGGATTAGAAATTTTTATAAACTTCATCCTATTGTACGCAATGCAATTAACCTTCATGCCACATATCCTATTAGCAAATTAAATTTGAAATGTCATGATCGAAAGGTTCTTCAATTTTTTGAAGATATGATTGAGGAAATAGATTTAATTTCGGTTCTTGGAGATGTGTCATTGGAGTACTGGATGATGGGTGAGGCGTTTCCCAATGCAGAACTTAATGAAAATACTGGAAAATGGAAACAAATTGTCATTCAAAACCCAGATTATATTTTAGTTAAGAAAAGTGCGCTTGTTACAGAACCAATTATTTTACTTAGACCGGATAGAAAGCTTCAAGAATTGGCCATGAGCAATAATCCTGCGGATTTGCAATTAAGAAAGCAGCTTCCAGAGAAAGTATTATATCATATCCGTAATGGTCAATCTATTCCATTGGATAATTTTAATGTTACACATTTAAAGATGCTTTCAGCTCCATATGATGTTTATGGAACTAGTATTATTGTGAGTGTATTTAAAGATTTATCTCTTTTTGATAAATTACGCGAGTGTAAATTTGCTCAAGCAGACGGAATGGTTAATCCTATTACTGTTGTTAAAGTTGGCGGTTCTGCCGATGGAGATTATCGTGCAACTCAAGAAGATATTGAATTCTTCCGTCAAATGTTTGAAGAAGCTCAATATGATAAAGATTTCAAATTAATTACACATGCAGGTGTTGATATTACTCGCATAGGATCTTCAGGAACAGTATTGGATGTGGCCCCAGATATTGATTTAATCATTAAAAATATTTACGTTGGGTTAATGGTACCTCCTGCTGTTATTGATACAGAAAGTGCCGTGTATGCATCTGCGTCAATTGGGTTAGAAGTTTTACGTCAGAGATATTTTAATTTTAGGGCAGTTATGGCAAAGTGGTTGGTAAAGAAAATCTTTGCTCCTATTAGCCAAATTCAAGAATTTTATGAGTATAAAGATGGTGAGAAGAAGTTAATTGTTCCAGAAATTGAATGGAACCAGATGAATTTATACGATTTGCAAGATTATATTGCTAATATTACTGGATTAGTAAGTGCAAAGCAAGCTTCTCTTCAAACATTATATAGGAGCCTTGGATTAAATTATGAGGAAGAAAGAGTGAAAATGAGGCAAGAATCTATTCATAATGTTATTAAGATGAGAGAAGAAGAGTCATTATCGAAAATGACATTAACAGAGTTGCGCGGTTTAGATCCAGAAAAAGAGATTATGGATCCTGTTGATGATAAAGAGCGTGCTGCGGAAGCAATGCCTGCTGGAGCCGGTGGAGAAATGCCGGGTGGTATGCCTGGCGGAATGCCGGGAATGCCTGGAGGTGGCGGTGGTGGGATGCCGGGAGGCTTGCCAGAACTGGCTCCACCACCATCTATGGAACTCGGTGGGGCTCCTGGTGAAGCGGCTCCTGGAGG